GAACCCTTCTCAGCCTCTGCAGCTAATAACTGGATGTATTCCATAGAGTGTTTTGACGGTGATACAGCAGTTTCCTCTGGATCCAGTAATTCAACGCCTTCTTTAACATATTGCGCAGCTGCCATCCAGCGTTTCCAATCATCATCTTTTGTGCTGGCTCCCAAAATAACTGTGTCACCAATATTAATAGGGCCGTCTTCACCAACATACTCATATGCAGCGTTGATAGGTGATGCATGCGTTTCTGAAGTGGTTATTTCCACATTAGACATATCTTGGGTTAAGGTATTCCAAATATTAAGAGAATCTTCAGAGGTAATTTCTCGACCGTTAGGTAAATATCTTCCGTTCTTAGTAGGTTTTGATATGATTACTATAACCTTGTCAGCACCAGCAGCGTATTTTCGTACCATATCTAGATGCCCCTTATGAGGTGGTTTGAATGCACCCGGTACAACTGCAATCGTTTTAGGAAAGTCAACATCTACGACTGGATCATCATCCTCATCTTCCATATTAAATTCTTCCTCTTCTTCTAACTGGCCTGTAAATTTTGCACCTTTATCAACAGCAAAGTTAGCTCTGCTGAATTCTAAGCGGTCCACAAACTTAATACCGTTACCTTCATGATCAACTGCTACGTAGCCTTCTGGATTGCTAGCAACTAAATCGCCAGAGCCATCATCAACAAAGTGCTTTGTGTTGTAAACAGCATTATTGTATTTTTCAATAAATATGTTTTTGGCTTCAAACAACAAGCGGCTTACTTTAAAGATGTTAAGAATATCATTCTTATTTGAACTAAATGAAGCAATCATTTCTGACGCATTCTGAGTTGCTCTTTGTTTACCTTTATCACTTTTTAGTTTGTTCACTTTGGTTTGTGCGCGCTGAGAATACCAATTGATAAAGCCCTGAAAAGATTTATCTGGATCATCGAGAAAACTACCTGATTTGATTTCGCTGTTTATATAAATATTTAATAAGTCATACGGTAAACCTTCATAATCTATTTCATTATTAACATCGTCGGCTTCCTTTACTAACCTAATAATTTCAGCTTCTTCATCATCTGTAAGGGTTACGACACCTGTATCATCTGTGAAAAAAGCATCATCGAACCAAACACCGGGCGCCCTGCGTAAGCCCGATACATCAGCCCCAAAACTAGCGCCGCTGTCTAAGCTATCATATGTTGTATGGAATACAATGCCAAATCTAGATTTTTCAATTTCTCTACCTAAGTCAGAATCAGCTGGCACAGCGTAAACAATAGTGTTGGGTTTAAAGCGATAATGCGTTTCTCCGTCAATATCTACAGTCTCAATCATTTCATCATCAAACATAAAATCACCTTGTAATATATTTTTGATATTGAGTTGAGGCAAATATTTTAGGGCTTTAGTAAGCTTATCTACCAGCCCGGGCGCATGCCCATGATTTCTAATAACGTCGTCAGCGGTATAATTAATTTTTGGCACTTTATTAAAAATTGACTTTGTACCTACAAAAAATCTACCGTTTTCAGGATTTATACCAGCAAAGATTGCAGGCGCTCCGTCCCATTTGACAGACGTTTGAATTTTAGATGAGGAATTACCCTTTAGAGTTTTTAAAAGCTCTAGAAGGAACGCTCTGGCCATTCTATAGCCTTCTGGGCCTTGGGTCAATACCAATTCCTCTAGGTGAGTAAGGTGTGTATTGGCTTTACCCATTATTCATCACCTTTGCTTTCTTCTAATAGCTGTAATTTTTCATGAAGGTCCATATTTTCATTCATGATCCTGCGTGCGTACTTCCGCACTTCGCGAATGTGCTGCTTTGCAAGTTGGAGTCTTCTTTTTTCCGAGACTGTGCGAGGTTTAAGATTGGAAACTATTTCTTGGAGACCTTGAATATAGGTAAAGATAGTCCTCTCGCCCAAGTCCTCGTTTATTAAAAAGTTTCTCCATTCTGAATCTAATGACATAATTGTTCCTTCCGTTATTGTCGTTAATAACAGGTTTTTTATAAATTTGTTCCTTAGCTTTTTAAGCTCAACTTTTATATTCCCCTGTCATTTTATCACTATCCTTTACGTTTTTGTAATGCTTCTTGTAAAGCTTTCTTTACGAGTTTTTCAATTTGTTCTTTTGTTGGTTTTCTGTCTTTCTTGCTTTGTTCATCTTCACAAGGAACATGATCGCATTTTTCATCCTTGCCATCACCATCATCGTGCTTACCCTTCTTTGCAATTTTTACTTCTTCTATCTCATCTTCTTCTTCATCTAAGCGACGACCTGCAGTATCTCTACCGACGACCCGATCAGGCCTATTAGTTTTTGTTACCTCTTCAAGCTCGTCTTCTTCATCTTCATCCTTAGCTGGAGGCACAGCTCCTGAGACGTCACGGGTCGAACGAGTAGCCTGTGTTGGGCTATTCTCTCCAGAGTGACTACTCAGCCGCGGCTGACGGCCCTCTTCAACTTCTTCCTCACCTTCAGTCTGAACTTCTCCAGAACCATTAAATTCTTCAAATTCTTGAAGAGAATTAAATTTGAACCCCCATGCTTCTGAGAGCAAAGTGGTTACTTCCTTGTTTTTCCAATCTTTTGTGGACATCTTATTTTCTCCTTTTTGTAGATGTTCTAAATAAATAGTGTTTTTTATACTGTCTTCCCAATCTCGGAAGCACATATTTCCTTTTTCGTAAGCTTCTCTTTCCATTTCTCGCATATGTTCATCATTTTGAGCATAACCCGGACCTGTATCGTGTTGACCTTCAAAGTCACCTCTGCAGCACTGAGCGTGATGCACCAATTCGTGTGAAATGGACCGCATGACATCTTTTGGGTGCCGGCCCGTAATATAAACGGTAATACTTTTGGCACTGGGATCATAGTAGGCAGTTTTACCTAATGGGTTTTGAGCATTTTTATCATCTCCACGTAAAAATAACTTGGGAGGCGCATCAAATCCCATGTGTTTTTGTGCAAAAGGCAGAAATTGCTTTATAAGTGGGGAAATAATTTCAATCATTTAAAAAAACCTTGCGAAGTTCATCAGAGTACCAAATATACTCTAAATAGTTACCAAATGGGTCTTTTACATAAACTCCAATCGTTCCATCACGATGTTTTACAACTTCACCCTTTTCCGTGGGCAAATCTTCAATTTTATCAATCAAAAAACCTGTATGTGCTTGTGGGTAATATTTTTCGTCTATTAGTGCTATATTTGTGTTCTCTAATTTTAACCTAATATATTTTTCATCTCTAAAAGTAATTTTTGCATTTAAATTTTCTGTATACCAATCCTCAGCTAGCTGCAGGTCCGATACTTTTATTGCTATATGGTCAACTATCACCTTGTATCTCCTTAGATTTAGAAATTAACCTGAGACTCATTGTAAAGTATTCCATTTCGTTGTTTGAGTTTACAGGAATTACTTTTGTTATAGATACGAGTCTATTCTGTCTCATCTCGTTTTTTATTTCTGTCACAACTCCGTAATTCTCTATCCATCGCTCTTCATATTCATTCCACGATGACCATGCTACTATATCACCGGTGGCAAAATCTTTTGAATGTAATTCACCAAAAACGCTTTTACTATCCATTATATGAAACAATCCATGAACAAACTCCACTAATTAGGTGCCTAATCATGATTTTCTCAGCTTCTTTGAAGTCACTATACGGGCCAGTCGACCTAGAAAGTTTGTTTTTTTCGCCATCGTTCCAATATACAAGAAAAGTTTCTTTTCCCGCAGCGCGCACAGTTCCCTGTTCGGAAACATAGTATTTCCTTTTATTTTTTGCCATCCTGACATAAATAGGTGTTTATTCCTTGTTTTTAGCCAAAATTAGCGCTAATAGCGTTATAATAGTAAATTCATATCCCCATATAGCGTATAAGCACCACGAAAACAATAGGATCGCGATTGATTTCCAAAAAATATTAAACGAAAACAACATTATTAATTAAAACCAATATACTCTAGTTCTTCTTTCTCTATTATAATTAATTCATGAGAATATGTGTAAACCAAATATCTACCCCGGTTATCTATATTTTCTGACACAATAAACACTTCGCTCTTTCGTGCTACTTTAACAAAACTTCTATCAATATAGCTAAGAAAAAACCCATCTCCATCACCTTTGATATAGTGATAAGGAATTATTTCCTCATCCCCTTCCTCAATCTGACCAGACATTTGTTTGCTTATTAATTTAATTCTGTTAGTGAGTTCTTCTTTGGTAGCCATACAATAACTACCTGCATAAAACACTAAAAAATTATGCCGAGACAAATATAGCAGATTTTAGTGTTCCTTAAACAAATAACTTTTATTTATTTGTAATTAAATTATATGTGCATATGCAAGTATGAATCCAGTAATTGCTTGTGCTATCATAAAAATTGTAATTGCTTTTGTTTTAAATTCTTTAAGTTCTTCTAGGTCTTCGATGGCACTTTTTAATTGTGGTGGTGATGCCACGTCGTCCATTTTTTCTTTCCAAGCTTTTAGATCATGTACTCGATCTTCCTTAGCTTTTAATTCAGTTAACTGACCTTTCATATCTTGAAGTTCAGTGCGCAGCGCTTCAATACCATTAGACATAGTTTCAAGCTGTTGCAGGACTAATTTAGAATAGGTTTCCCAACCATTATTGTTCGACATCGTAGAACCTCCACGATATAATTAGTTGTTTCAAGGCACTTTCTCTGGAATTCCTTCGGCCACTTTATAAATGTCAAAGTTTTCTATGTAACCTGTTTCAGATAATTCATTTTTTACTGCTTTCATGTCAACAATATTGTTTTCAGAATCATCATAAAATTCTATTTCTCTAATATTATTATACTTTGAAAGTATAACATCTCTAATGTACTCGCCTTTATTGCCACCCTC